TAAACCGTAGTTATGAGCATTTCCAGTCGCGTTTGCCGATGCGTTTGCAGAAAGTATAAGAGAAGTTGAATTGGTTACACTGACTACGTTACCAATCGCCACGTTGCCCGTAACATAAAGCGTAGAATTGATATAGTTATTATTAAAGGCAGTAGATGTTCCAGTCACTACATTGCTGGTAGTAGTTGTAGTGATTGTGCCTGTTCCAGCCTTGTAATCCCAATCCGCCATGCGCTTACTGTTCTTGAAAGCGCCACGAGCATTGGTAAGAGTAAGTTGTACTTGACCTTCGAGCTGAATCACATTTGCTACTGTACCAGAAGCAGTAATATATCCTGCATTTTGTTGCTGTACGACATCACCTACTATAAATGTAGAAGAAGGCGCAGTAATAACAACCGCATAATCTGTAGGAATATTCATGAACTTGCCAGACATTGACTTATCTGTCAGTGTACTTGCCGTAAAGCTTGTTCCTGTGTTATTCGTTCCAGTATAATAGGTAGCAGACGGAACGAATACGCCTGAAGTATGTGATATTGAAATAAAACCGTTTGTATTCGAAGAAGGTGCAACTTCGAGCACTCTTCCTTGTGCAGCAAGCATACCATTCGCCGCATAACGATATACTGTATTTCCTACAGAAACGTTTGATGTGGCCGCACTGTATCCGATATTGACTACGGGTTGAATGCCGCGTTCGAACAGTCGATAATAGTTTTCAGCCGTAAAATCAGCAGTCACTTCATTGAGGTTTAATACTTTCTCAGAGACGATCGATTCGGCATTAAGTGTGTATCCATATCCGCCGTCTATAAAAATAAAATCTACGAGACCAGCTGCCGAATTCGTAGATTCTACTCGTGCTAAACCTCCGAGACCACGATCGCTGTTTGTAAATCTTACGATATCTCCGACAGTAAAGTTTCGGCCGCGTGTCTGAACTGTGACTCTCTTTACAGAACCGATTAGCTTCGATCTTTTGGTAATATCGAATACGGGTTCATTATTGATATTTAGACCAATGACTTCGCCGTTGCGAAATTCGCCTTGTCTTCCAGAAATATAAAGTAAGTTAACGAAACCCTTACCAACTCTTCTACGAATGTACTTCTCAACAAAAGCTTTGGCGCCTGAAAGTTGTCCTACAACCTGTTTGCCGACATAGTCGATATTATAGATCGAGTATCCGATTTCAAGATATTCTGGTTTTTCGTACACGCCGTCTGAAAGACGGAAGATCTTTTCTGCTGGATAGTTTACTTCAGCGGCTGTACCATATACAAGTTTAAAGAAGAGGTCGATCGAACGTTCTGTACCTTTTGCACGATACAGATCGAGCGAATTCTTGACAAGAAGCTTCTTATTTGTGGCAGTATCAAACTGAATGTTCTTCAGATACTTTTCTTTGAAGTGAACGATGAAGTCGTCAGTAGTTTCGTCAATATCTCTGTAACTCGGTAGTCGACGAGTATGATACAAAGGATTATTAGTCGATTCTAGCCACTCATAATAAGCTCGAGTAAACGCAATGAAGTTCTCTCCCTCTTCTTGATAAAAAGAAGGGAATTGGCTCTGAATTAACGGAGATATTCTTTTTTCTATATTCTTCATTATTCTCTAATCTGTTCAATTGTGACGTCGACGTCATTTTCAAGAATATTTAGTATCACGTTCTGGGAAGAAGTGATGTCAAGATTGCGTGGCTTAGCGTACACTTTCAAAGAAGTGCCAGTATAATTAGTAATATTAAAGTTGTCGATTCTGATGATACCAGTATCATAGTCAACAGTACCAATATCAAGAATGGTTCTGTGCTGTGTTCCAGAAGTATTGATGATACGCATGATACCATCACCGTTATCTTCAAGACGGCAGTTTGCCAAACCATTATAAGTGAATGTCGAAGAACTTACGACATGAATATCACCGATTAAGTGCTCTGCACCTTTACCTGGAACGTCATTTCTTAATGGATTTTTAAAGTCAATCGTTACATTCTGGCCAGATGACACTACGCCTGAAGTTGCCAATGATACAAGAGAACCAGAAGTTGACGTAGGAGTAGAAGTCACTGTCGTACTCAGCACTGGAGTCAGATACTTGACGAGTTCAACTTCAGTTTCGTTACTGATAATGCTTGTTTCAGCTGCATCAATATCTCGAATGAATCTCGAATAGCGCAGCGTGCGACCAAAGTTATTCAGATTGACAGAAGCGTGGTTCAGAATAGAATCGATAACGTTAGTACGAATATCTTCTGGATTCAAACCTGTCAGGTTGATGTTGTACTTAATATTTGTATTGACATACAGATATGTGTAATCAGGTGAAACAAAGAGCGGTTCGATCGCAACAGAAGATCTTGACCTTAAGAATCTCTTGTACTCGGCTTCTTTAATCTTTGGAAGACCGTCGACCTCATCGAGATCGATAGACAAGAAGATTCTGCCGTATTGAGGAGGATTAGCATCTTCTCCGCCATATGCAACGACTGCATTAATTTCAGGGAAGTTTGCTTTGAGTAAGTTCTCATAATCTTCTGAAGTCACCGCGCGTTCTTGTGTAGTAAATGCGCGAGGAGCATTATACTTAATCGAGTTGAGATCTTCTGCAACAGCACCGTCTGTGGCAGCAGTAATAGTTTCAATAACAACATTTGGTTCGTTGTCGATTCTTGCCGTATTGATGAACTTGAACGCTCCGTTTGGAAGTTCGCCGTTACATGTACGATACTCGATGATGCATACCGAGTTGTTCTTTGGCTTTCTTCCAACTACTCCGTCACCGAAGACAACCTCATATGCATCACCAATTCCTGGTTGCAAGAAGAAGACCTTTGAATTTCCGTCATGGCCGAAGAGCGACGTCGCTCTCTTATAAGTTTGAACAGTCGTACCGTTATCTTCGAAGACTGTCACAAGCAGACTTTCAAGATCCACTCTCTTATTGCTGATCTTATAGTTAAGCGGTCTATCATAGTTTACGGTATAGGTATCACTCAGATAGTTGCCTTCATATACTCGAATAGCTTCGCTCTCATATACAAAGTTTGATCCTGACGGAGTTCTGTTCGTAATGACATAGTTTTCAGTAGTACTAAAGTTATAAGTGAAGTCGTCGACACGCGAAGTAAACGATGTGCCCTTTGGAATAACGATCGATCTCTTTGCAGAATCTGAAGAAGTAATGACAAGCTTAATTACCGCCGACGAGGATCTGAAAGAACGAGGAAGATAGTTTAATTCTTTGGCATGTGAAATCACGCTGTCACGTAACTTGGCAGAGTCAAGGAACATCTCGTTGCTGATCATGTTCAGATAAAAGGCGTTCTGATATGTATTGTATGAAAGTACGTCGAGAAGAACAGAAAGGTTACTTCCGTCAAAATCGTAATCTTTAAATCTATCCTGAGATTTCAGAAATGTCTTGAGCGAATCCTTGTAGGAATCGAAGTCTAACTGTGTAAGGACTATACTAGAATTTGCCATTATCTTACTCTATAAAGGGTGAGCTGAAGTGTCTGTGGGTTTGCATTATTTATTATCTCATAATAGACTGATACTTCATAGGAATGTGCAAACTCGTTTGATATTACTAAGACGTCGACGATTCTGGCACGTGGTTCGTACTTAGTAATAGAATCCTTTACGGCATCTTTAATCAAATCTGCAGTCATCACAGAGATATCTTCGAACAAGAATCTTCGAAGACCGCCGCCAAATTCTGGATTAAACAGCCGTTCTTTGGTATTGGTCGACAAGATGTTTCTCATCGATCTTCTTACTGCTTGTTCGTCAGTATGAAGGGCAAGACGCTTGTTCTGAGGATGTATATTAAAGTCATTGTAAAAGTCAGTGAACACAGGCTCTCGCTGCGTAGTTTTTCTTGTAGTGAGTGCGTCTATTCTGTCTGCCATATTACCCTGCTTTTATCTTATTTATGCTGGAATCAGTTCGCCGCCTGGTCCAATTGATGCTATTCGTGTCTCTGTAACGCTATAGTTTTCG